GAGAATGTCTACGATTGGAAGTACGAGCGAATGCCTAGCGGTCGGCATGAATTGACGTACATGAAGGTTAGGGAGTCGGTCAACCGTATTGACGGCACAACGACCGAAACGTATTTCCGTATATGGACGCGAGAGACAGTACAGCTAGTGCGCTACCACGGTGACGAGGCTAACGTCATAGAAACTATCGACAACCCCATCGGCAAGATACCTGCGGTGTTTTTACCCTCTAACCGCTCAGTAGTACGCGGCATTGGCATCAGCGACATCTCTGATATCTCGTATATGCAACAGGCTATCTACCAAGAGCTATCGGAAATCGAGCAACTGATTCGCATATCTAATCACCCTACACTGGTAAAGACCTACGACACCGACGCTAGTGCTGGCGCAGGTGCGGTAATTAACATCAGCGACGACATGGACGGCGCACTAAAGCCGTATCAGATGCAACCCTCTGGCGCGAACCTAGACGCCATACGTGCCTCGATTGACGACAAGATTGAGTCGATTAACCGCATGGCTCACATGGGTGCAGTACGTGGCACAAAGGCTATCACGCAGTCAGGCGTGGCGATGCAGACAGAGTTTCAAATGCTAAACGCTAAACTGTCTGAGAAGGCTGACATTCTAGAGTTAGCCGAAGAGCAGTTATGGCAGTTGTGGTGTACGTGGCAGGGTCATCCGTTGCACGAGGTAGAGATTGACTACCCTGACAGCTTCGATATCCGTGACTACGATTCTGAGCTTAGATTCCTACAGCAGACACGCGCTAGTGGCGTTAAGTCTGTCACCTTGCTTCGCGAGATTGATAAGAAGATTGCTGACCTCGTACTTGATGACAATGTGCTTGCGCAGGCACACGCTGAAATTGAAGAGTCAACTACAGCGGTCGGTGACTTTGCTAAAGAAACGCAGATTTATAAGTACCACATTGATAGCGGCCTAGTGACACCTAACGAGGTGCGCGAGAAGATTGGCCTCGATGAGATTGCTGGCGGCGACCAGTTAGTCGAGCGAGTGCAAACGCTAACAGATGGACAGTGAGGAACTTACACGCGCACTAGAACGGGCGACCTCTGAGCATGAGCGTCGCCTTTTACGCGCGACGGAGTCACTGCGTTTAAGGCTTACAGACGCGCTTGCTGGCTTACCTTTACGAGACGGTCAACTGTTTGACCTAGATGCCGCACTCGCTCTTAGAGCGCAAATAGACGGCCTTGTACGCGATGAGTACCTGACGGTCATTGACGAGATTATCCGCGAGTACCCTGACGCTGTCGCATTAACGCAGGAGTTTATGGAGCAATTTGCCGACTTCCGTGTGCCGCAGTCGGTCATCGGACAGCTTCAGCAATTTAGCTTTACGGGCCATGAGGCATTGGCTGACGACTTCGCAGAGGCGTTATACCAGCAGGTGTATAACAATACGCTGTCGGGTACGCCATTCAGCGCAAGTCTGTCTGAGCTTAACAACCTGCTAGACGCTGACCTACAACGCTACTCGAAGACCATGCTACATGACGCACTGTTTGAGTTTAGCTCTTCGGTACAGCAAGCGGCGGCGGCAGAGGCAGGCATTACCAAGTTTAGATACGAAGGTGATACGATTGAGACAACGCGTCCCTTCTGCCAGCGTCATGTCGGTAACGAGTACACGACTGACGAGATATACGAGATATGGGACGATAGTTGGGCTGGCAAGCGCTCTGGCGACCCGTTCCGTGTGAGAGGTGGTTACAACTGTCGGCACTGGTGGGTGCCTGTACCTGAATAGGAGGACGTATGCCGTACCACAAGAAAGACAAGCGCAAGAAAAAGCGCAAGTCACGCTAATTTGATACAATTAACCTACTCGAAAGAGGATTCGTAACATGAGCGATGAAATCATGGCAGACGCGGTAACTGAAGCCGCAGTGGAAACACCAGAAGTTCAGGACTTGAAGACGTTCACACAAGAGGAACTCGACCGAATAGTGGCCGACCGTGTTGCTCGCACTAAGCGACAATATGACAAGCGACTAGAAGGTATCGACCTCGACGAGGCTAGACAGCTTCTACAAGAAAGGCAAAACGCCGAGATTGAGAAGCAAAAAGAGCGCGGCGAGTTTGAAGAGATTCTCAAGGCGACCGTTCAAAAGAAAGACCAAGAGATTGCGACATACAAGCAACGTCTCGCCCACCAACTGGTAGACGGGGCATTACTGGAAGCGGCAAGCCGAAACAATGCAGTATCGGCAGAGCAAGTCAGTCAGTTGCTACGTGGCTCGGTTCGGCTGTCTGAAGACGGCACCGCAGAGGTTTACGATGCGAACGGAACGCCACGATACAACGACCAAGGTGAGCCATTGTCCGTGAACGAGCTTGTCGGTGATTTCTTGTCAGCTAACCCGCATTTCGTTAAGGCGTCATCTGGTGGCGCTGGCTCGCAAACAGCGGTTGGTGGTTCGACGTCGAAACCTATGTCGGCGGTAGAAATGGAGGCTAACTGGAACAACGGAGGCAAAGAGGCTTACCGTGCAATGATGTTAGCTAAGAAATAAAACCGCTAACTTAGGAGACTTCAATCATGGCGGCAACTACTAGTTCAACTTTAGACGACCTGTTTGCAAATATCATCATGCAGGCTCGTTTCACAGCCGAAGAAAATTCTCTCATGGCTGGCCTTATCACTCGCTACGACATCGGTAACGTAGCTGGTACTACCATTCAAGTTCCAAAGTACCCAGCAGTCACAGCGGCTGACCTGACTGAAGGCACTGACATGTCTTCAAGCACTGTCAGCACATCTGGTGTCACTGTTACTGTCGGTGAAGTTGGTGCGCAGGTATTGCTCACTGACTTGGCGGCAATGGGCGCTGGCAACCCTGCACAGGAGCTTGGCACTGTACTCGGTAACTCTATCGCTACTAAGATGGACAAAGACATCATCGCTCTGTTCGATGGTTTCTCTACTTCATTGGGTGGTGCTGGTACTGAGATTACTGTTGCAGACCTGTTCAAGGCGGCGGCAACTCTGCGCAACGCTAAGGCTACTGGCCCTGTGTACGCAGTTGTTCACCCTTACCACGCGTACCAGTTGTCAGCGAACCTTACTAACACCTTCGCTAACCCCAACGGTGGCGACCTACAGAACGAAGCAATGCGCAACGGCTTCGTAGGTTCTATCGGCGGTATCGAAGTGTATCAGTCAGCTAACATCACACCTGACGGCTCAGACGATGCCAAGGGCTGTGTGTTTACTCGCGAGGCAATGTGTATTGCTATGAAGCGTGACTTCAACCTCGAGACTGAGCGTGATGCATCTAACCGTGCATTCGAGCTTAACGCTACTGCCGTATACGGTGTTGGCGAGCTTGATGATAGCTACGGTGTTGAAATGCTATTTGACGCGGCACTCTAAGATGTATGCGGCCCTTCGGGGCCGCTTTACTCTGAGGTTTATATGGCAGTCACTTATCGAGGCGAAAGGTTTGAGGACTACAACGTGGCAAAGCGAACGCCACGCCATCCCAACAAGTCGCATGCGGTATTGGCTCGTTACAAAGGCGTAATCAAGCTAGTTAGGTTCGGCGCTAAAGGCGCGAAGACTTACCCACCTAAAGACGGTGAGTCAGCCCGCGACAAAGCAATGCGAGCGGCTTGGTACGCAAGACACGAAAAGAACCTGCGTAATGCAACACCGCTAGACGCGGTCTATTGGTCTGCTAGGGTAAAATGGTGACGACATGGCATTTAGCACTGACGACGATTTAGAAGCGATTGTCCCTGACATTTTTGACTTGGGCATTCCAGCGTTTACCGCTGAACATGCAAAGGCACAGGCAGACATCGAGCGTGAGATTCGCAATCGCTGGTGGCACCGCAAGGGCATACAGGGGGAAATGGTCGCAAGCTATTTGACTGAGTCACAGTGGACACGAAGCGCGGCCTATCTTGTATTGTGGAAGTACGCACTGCCACAGCTAACTAACTGGGTTGATGACGACCGCTTTTTGCAGATGATTGATTTCTACAAAGCGCGTTACGGTGAGGAGCTAGACGCAGTGTTTCAGGACGGTGTCGAGTACGATGCCGATAACGATGGCACTGTCACCGACAAAGAGAAAGAGCCTGTCGCCCTTAATCGCCTAGACCGATGATTACTGTAAGCATAGACACAAAGCCTCGCGACCTGCGCAAAATGGTGCAGAAGCTAGGCCGTCTGTTTACTAAAAACCACAAGCGAGCAATGCGCCGAGCGGCGGCAGAAGGTGTCAACCGCATTAACAAGCGCACTAGCCTTGGACTTGATATTAACGAGCAACCTTTTCGACCATACTCTGAAGCATACAAAGGGTTTCGGCAGAGCAAAGGCAGGCCAGTCGATAAGGTTAAGTTGATATTCACAGGCAAGATGCGCGGATCTATGACGTCAGGGCTACAAGGACAAGACGGCTTGATATTCTTTAGCAGTAGAGCAGAGTCTAAGAAAGCGGCGCTTAACAATCGCAAGCGGCCATTCTTTGGCTTGAACCGTAAGGACACACGCGCTATCCGCGATGTCTACTTTAAAGGGCTGAAGATATGAGCGTTAGGGAAAATGTAGCGGCTAACCTAGTCACGACGCTAAAGGCAATATCGACGCCTAATGTAAAGAAGGTGACGCGCGAGCCGTTTGATTTTGACAAGCTGTCTAACGCACAGTTTCCAGCAATATTAGTACGCACAGCAAACGAGACACGAGAAGATGCCAGCATGGGCGGCAGTGCTACGAGTCGGCATGGCACTATCGACTATGAGCTAGTTTGCTTTGTGAAAAACAAGAACATCGACACAGCCCGCAATCAGATTGTTGAGGCTATCGACGAAAAGCTCGACGACGATAGGACGCGTGGCGGTCACGCTATAGATACGCAGGTTATTAGCGTTGAGGTAGATGATGGTACAATAGACCCCATTGGCGGCGTTATCGTTACCGTTCAGATTCTTTATTCATACACACGCGGCGACGCGTAAGGGAGAAAATTCATGGCTACACATAAAGGCTCAAGCGGTGTCGTAAAGGTTGCCGCTAGTGGTGGTTCAGAAGCAGTAGTTGGCGAGGTTCGCTCGTACTCTATCGACGAAGTGGCAGACACTATCGAGGATACAGTGATGGGTGACTCTGTTAAGTCATACCTGTCTAGCCTCACCGATGCCACATTGACTATCGACGCATTGTGGGACGACTCAGACGCACAGCAACTCGTACTTGACTCAGGTGCCGCTATTGACTGGGAAATTCACCCCACTGGCACAGGCACTGGCGAGAAGTACTACGCAGGTGCTGGCATCGTAACTGCTAAGACTATTTCTGCATCGTATGATGGTCTGGTAGAGGCGTCATTCTCTGTGCAGGTATCAGGCGCAATTACTGAGTCAACTAACTAATGGGACTCGCTAAAGAATTACGAGCGCGACGCAAGCAATCTCGCCGTAAAATTGACGTAGTGGAGTGGGCTGACGATGAAGGGCCATTTAGCCTTTATTGTCGTCCACTCACTTGCTACGACCTCAATGAGTTACAAAAGCGTCATCCACAGGTAATGCAGAACCCTAGCATCGCCGCGATGGTTGACTTGATTGTCATGAAAGCAGAAAGCAAAGACGGCGAGAAGCTGTTTACCTCTGCTGAAGACAAGATTGATTTAATGGGGGAGGAGACAACCGTTGTCTCGTATATTGCCAATGAGATGTTCGGCACTATAGAGTCAGTTGAGGATGTCGAAAAAAACTAAGAAGCGGTCAGTCTAGGCTGAATCTTATTGCACTAGCTGACCGCCTACACAAGACTATCGAAGAAGTAGAGCAGATATCGGTTACTGAGTTTCATGAGTGGCTCGCTTACTTCAAGATTATGAGCGAGTCTAAAGATGGCGACTGAGTCTGTTAGCATTATCATCAAGGCGTTTGACCAGACGCAAAAAGCCCTGCGGTCAATACAAGCCGCTTTTGCCAAACTCTCCAAAGTATTTTTTAATTTTAAGACTGCGCTAGTCGGGGCTGTAGGCGCTGGCGGTCTTGGCTTGCTTATTACGCAGTCGCTAAAGTCCACTGACGCACTCGCCAAAACAGCATCTAAAATAGGGACAACGACTGAGGCGTTAAGTGCCTTGCAATA